CTTCGAGCTTTCGCATCTGCTCCAGCTGCAGCATCCTGATATCGCCGAGCGCCTTCTGGCCGGGCGAGAGCGCATAGTGATCGTCTTCGGACAATTCCCAGGCGGGCGCGATGATCGGATTGCTGTCGAAACCGCTTTCCTCCAGCAGCTCCGAGCCGATCTCGTCGATCCAGTAATTGGACAGGTACGGCTTGTTACGCTTGTCGATCAGTTTGGGGTCGCGGTCGTGGCGCGGCTCGATGGCGTGGTAGACATCGAAACATTCGCCATATCTGGAGCTGTCATAGAGGCTCTTTACCCGCTCCGGCACATTGTCGTAGCCGAANCGCTCGATGATGCGCTGCACCGACCAGCGGAAGGTGCGGTAGAGGGTGGTCGCCTTGCCCTTGTGGTCCCGGGCGATCCAGAAGCGGCCATGCACCAGCTGCTGCACGCGGATGACGGTCTCCTCGTCTTCCACGAGGATCGCCACCGACTGGCCGAACTGGCCGAGATCGCCATAGCCGATATGGAAGGCGCGGTAGAGATTGGAAGCGGCAAAGACCTCGCGCATCTTGTCCTGCACGGCGGCGAGATAGACTTTGACGGCGTCGAGCTTCTTCAGATCAGGGTCGAAGGTGGTGAGGCGAAACCAGGGGCGGGCGGGCGAGGTCAGGCCCGAATGCATGCCCGATTTCAGCGTCTCATAGGCATGGGTGCCGGTGCTGTCGACGATCTTGTCGCGCGAGCGCGGGCCTTCGCGGCCGGAATGCAGCCTGAGGCGCGTCGGCTCGATATGCTCGGCGAGCGCCCGCCATTCCGCCTCCCAGGGCTGGCGAACCTCCTTCAGCTCATTCAGCCGGCGGCGGTGATAGGCAATCTGTGTCTCGTTGTCGCGACGAGGATTTTCCATTGATCTCTCCGCCTTACTGCCCGAGCAGCGTCTTCTTGAGGCTGTTGCCCGAGAGCAGCGGTGACTGCGTATCGGCAAGCGGCGGCGCGCCCGAAGGCGAGGTGAGGATGGTGGAGGGGGCGCCCTTCACCTTGTCGGAAGTGCGGCGCGCGGCGGCGGACTGGGCCGCCGCATAATCAGGCGTCTTCTGCTGGGCGTATTCGGGCGGCGCCTGCGGCGGCTCGGCTTTCGGCGGCGAGGAGAACATGCACATGGGGTCATCCGATCCTGGTGGCGGTGTGGCCGGAACGGATGATCATCCACCATCCGGCCGGTTTGGCTTGATGGCGGGAGGGTGGGGGATGAATGGTTGTGGGGGTGACATGGGGGGAACAGTTTGCTTAGAGCTCGTGACGAAGACCCCGCCCCAACCCCTCCCCACAAGGGGGAGGGGCGTAAGTTGCCGCACCCGTTCTCCCCATGTCAGGCGTTTTGGAAGTGCCGCCGGTGTTGTCTGACACCGGTATCCGGAATATGTGGGAATCTCTGGGATTATCCGGGATCTTGCGCAAAGGCACCTAAAATCAGGCTCTTAGCTGGCACGCTGCGGAAATCCCGTGAGTTGTCTTTGACAGTTCGAATCGCAAATGGGCAGTTTCACAACGAAAGCTGCCTGAATTGGATGTTTGCCTCAAATGCTTTCGAGAAAAAGTCCAACCCCCTTCAAGTACCCTTCAAGCCCACAAAACAAGGCTTCTAACGTTATTCGCGACGCAATGAGCGACCGCGCTCTTGGCGTATTTTGCCCTTTCGCCAAAAAAAATTTCCACATGTGCGCGGAAATCTTTTCACCTTCTCTAATTAGCAAATAAATCAAGGCGATGGCCTGCGTTCGGCGTCGGGAAGATTTCCACATTGCCGCCGTTTAGCAAGGTCCGCGTTGCGCCACAAAGTCGGCCGTATTCTGCAGAGATAGCTCAAGCCGCACCGAAGCCTCCACTCTTCATCTCGTCATGAGGGTCGCGGCTCTTTGGGGGATGGTGGTGCGCGGTTCAACCTGACGCGGTTGGCACCGCTTCTAGAGGATGTCCACGAGCGCCTTTCGGGCGTCGTCATCGAGAACTTGGACTGGCCGGATTTTATCGATCGGTATGATCGGCCGGGGACGCTGTTCTATCTCGATCCGCCGTATTTCGGCAGCGAGGGCGACTACGAGCCTGTTCGGTCGCGAGCAGTTTGCGATCATGGCAGAGCGTTTACGGCGTCTTAAAGGGAAATTGATCCTGTCGATAAATGACAATCCGGCGATCCGTGAGATCTTTGCTGGATTTGAGCAGCACGAAGCGGAATTGACTTACTCGGTTGCAGGCGGTGAAGGTATGCCAGCAAGGGAGCTGATCATCCGAGGAGCGTAGATGACGCTGGGCTTACTAAACCGACTTAAGACCCTGTGGGTTTCGAGAAGCCGAGAATTGCTTTCGCGTCCTGAGATTAGCAATCTCAAGACGCGGGCTAGGCGCGTTAGGCGACTTGCGAGAGTATAGCCCGTCTTCTTGCTGAAAGTTGACTGCGTTACATCAGCGAGAATCTGCGGCGGGGTGTTAACGATATAATTGCACGCCAAGTTTCGCACGCTATCCTCAGGTCGAATCCTCGGGGGAAATGTCAATGTATCTGAGTGACTTCGACGCGAAGGCGCACGTCAAAGGGCTTTTCGATTTATTGAAAGCCGACACAATGGCAAGTATGCCTCCGAACGTCGATTTTAACTTGCGTTTCATCGGCGAGGATTCGCTCAGGATGGCTGCGTCGATAGTCCCGGCTGCGGCCGGTCAGTGGCGATTTGAAGTCCTCATAACAAACCGACTGTTACATCTGATCACAGCAACCTTCTTTGCTCTCGCCCGATGCATTCCTTCCGTCGTAGGTATCGAGCTTCCTAAGCCGGAAGCGAGTGGCGTTCCTCTGCCATTCATCGCTGGCTTAGAGACCGTGGAGCAAAAACTTAATCAGATCCCGAATGACATTGAGCTCGAAGGTCCTCGAGTTCAGCTCTTCGAGGATTTCTTGAATGAAGTCTGGAGTGTTCTTCTGTACCATGAGTTCGCTCATATTACTGAAGGGCACCTTCTTTTTATGACTGAAAATTCGGCGCTCTTCAAAAAAGACTGGGCCGCCTATGACCCGGCCTACTCGAGGGCTATGGAACTTGAAGCCGACTATAATGCTGGCTACCGGATCAAGAATCGCGTGGCGATTAATCCTGCGGATTGGCTCTGCGGAATCTCGCTCGGCGATAACGTCGCGCGGATCGATCCACTCTTCACCGGGTTAGCAGTTTCAGTGCTTTTTCTCGTTATGCGCGTCCATACCGGTCTCGGAACCGAAGACTACATGCCGTCGGAAATCCGTCATTACATGTTGGTCATCGCCATATTGGAACATGCACCGTGGAGCTCCCAGGAAGAGCGCAATGCAGCAACCATGAAGCTGATGGTTGACGCTCCGCGCCTCCTGGACTTGATATTGGGAATCCCCCAGGAGGACAAAGATATATATATCGCAAATATGAGTTTCGATGACCAAGATACCTGGGTGGCGCAGGTTATGGACGAGTATAGCGCGCTAAACTCGGCCTGGAAGAAGTATCGATTTCACAACGAGCCATTGCTGTAATGTCATTCGCAGCGGGCTCGTCAGGCAACGTCACCTATGGTCTGCAAGTAGTGCCAACCCTTTGGTGGATGATCCCGAACTCGGAGCCTTCGCATGCTGGAAAACGAACGAGAGGCCCTTCGAGCTTCGCTGGAGCATGCTCTACGCGAGGTGGAAAACGGTGAGGAGGCGTTTGATGAACTGTATCCGAACGGCCTCTGGCGTACCGTGCAGCCTGGCCTTGTAAACCAACTCAAATATCATCTGAACCGAATGGCCGCGCGTGACGCTGACTTCCATTCGAGGCTGGCGGAAGCTCAGCACTGGATTGGGATGTATGACTCATTGGTTCCACTGACCGCCGGGGGGGAGCCAAACGCGGCCGCTCTCGCTGAGGCAATGATATCGGCTGAGGATGGTTCGCCTTCACGGTTACTTGATGTACTGCAGACGGCGGTGTGGCACGCTCATACACTCGCCTCGCGAGCACTCTCCATCTACG